CGTCTTCGAGGCCGGCCAGCGCTGTTTCCGCAGCGACGAGCACCGCGTCCCGCTCGAGCGGGAGCCGCTGTATGTGGTGCGGCACGGCGACTACCGCCAGTCCCGCATTGAACGCCGTCACCGGACCGGTGACGACTGGGTCGACGACTTCGCCAATCACCAGAACAAGCTCGCCGACCTGATCGGCTGACGGGAGAGACCATGGCCAAGCAGTCCGGCCTCGGGTGGACGACGCTGTCGGTCGACGACAGCAGCGGCACGCCCGTGGTCATCAAGAACGACGTGACGAACTTCCAGTTCGCGACGCCGAGGGGCGTACAGGACGTCACCGGCGTGGACAAGAGCGCGATCGAGCGGCTCCTCCTCCTCGCCGACTTCTCGATCACCCTCAACGGGGTGTTCAACACCGCGGTCAGCCACTCGGCGCTCAAGACCGTGCCGTCCACGAGCGTCAACCGCACGGTCACGCTGACGATCAGCGCGCAGACGCTGGCGACGGAGTGTCTGTTCAGCGACTACTCCCTGACGCGCGGCCAGGACGGTTCGCTCGTGTGGACCTCGCCTGGCGTGCTGGCCGACGGCGCCGTGCCGACCTGGTCCTGACGTGGGCTACGTACCCCGCGAGACGTTCTACACCCTGACCTGGGAGGCCGGCGAGTACGAGGGGCTCGAGGTCGTCTGCCGGTCGGCGAGCACGCGCGTGTACGAGGCGATCGCCGGCCTGATGGCCGTCGAGCACACCGTGCCGCCGTCGGTGGAGGCCCTGGCCGCTACCGCCCGGGCCGCCGACGCGTTCGCCGGCCAGATCGTCAGCTGGAACGTGGAGCGACCCGACGGCACGCCGGTCCCGGCGACCGCGGAGAGCCTGCTCGACCTGCCGCCGCTGATGGTCTCGACGGTCATGGCGACGTGGATGGATGCCCTGGTGGGTGCCCGCCCGGCCGCGGCTCCGCCGGAGCCGGAGTTCGACGAGTCCGACCTGCCGATGGCGACCGTGACGTAGGGCGGGTGAGCCGGTGTCCAACGAGGTAAACATCAAGGTCACCTCGACTGACGGCACCGGTCCCGGCTTCAAGTCGGCCTCCGCCGGCGCGAAGAAGGTCGGCGAGGACGTCGAGGCTGCTGGTAAGCGCGCCGGCGCAGGCCTCGATGAGGGCGCGAAGAAGGCGTCGAAGTTCGGCGAGAGTATGCGCCGTACGGGCGAGGTCGCCGCCGGCGTCCTCGCCGCGGACCTGGCGAAGATGGTCGGCACGAAGGCCGTCGACTTCTTCAAGTCGAGCGCGCAGGCGGCCAGCTCGCTGGGCGAGAGCATGAACGCCGTCAGCAAGGTCTTCGGCTCCGGCGCGGCGCAGATCAACCACTTCGGCGAGACGGCCGACAAGGCGGTCGGCCTGTCGCAGCGCGCGTTCAACGAGTTGGCGACCACGCTGGGCGCCGGGCTGCGCAACGCCGGGCTGTCGGTCGACCAGACCGCGGGCAAGACGATCGAGCTGACGAAGCGTGCCGCAGACATGGCGTCCGTCTTCAACACCGACGTCAGCGACGCGCTCGAGGCGATCCAGGCCGGGCTGCGCGGCGAGGCCGACCCGCTCGAGCGGTTCGGTGTGGGCCTGTCCGCCGCGGCGGTGCAGTCCCGCGCGATGGCCGACTCCGGCAAGGCCAACGCCGCCGAGCTGACCAACCAGGAGCTGGCGCTCGCCCGAATCAACATCATCATGGATCAGACCGCCTCGTCCGCCGGTGACTTCGCGCAGACCTCCAACGGTCTGGCCAACGCGCAGCGCATCGCAACGGCCGAGATCGAGAACGCGCAGGCGAAGCTGGGCCAGGGCCTGCTGCCGGTGCTCGCCAAGGGGGCGCAGTTCGCCGGCGACTTCGCCGAGGGATTCGGCAAGGTGCCGGGCCCGCTGCAAGCGGTCATCGGCGGGGTTGTGGCGCTCAGCGCCGCCACGCTGCTGCTCGCTCCACGCATCATGGCGGCCCGCGAGGCGCTCAACGAGATGCGCGAGTCCGAGTCCGCCGCGACCCGCGGGTTCGCGTCGATCGCGTCGACCGCGAGCAAAATGATCGGCATCCTCGGTGCGGTTGTCACCGCAGTTGAGCTGATCAAGGGTGCGACCAGTAGGGACCTGAACCCGCACATCGATGCGGCGACCTCCGGCCTGCTGCGGTACGCGCAGGGCCTGGACGCTGCGGGCGAGGCCACCCGCATCTTCGGCGACAACCTCGACACCATCGTCGGCGACTTCACCGAGATGGACTCGACCATGGCGGGAATCCAAAACGGATTCACGTTCGGCAACTACATGGACGAGGTCAACCAGGAGGTCAAGGCCCTCGACGACTCCCTGGTGCAGATGGTCCAGAGCGGTCACGCTGCCGACGCGGCCGCGCTCGTCGAGATGATCGCCGAGCGGTCCGGCAAGTCGGCCGACTACCTCCTCGAGAAGTTGAGCGGCTACACCAGCGCGCTCGAGACCAGCAAGGGCGCGAACGAGGGCGCGGCAGGCGCGGCCCGCGATACCGCCGGAGCGCTCAACGACCAGGCGCAGTCGCTTGACGACGTCCGCACCAAGTGGAACGAGATGAACGACCTCTTCTTCGGGGCGGAAGAGGCGCAGGACGCGGTCACCGAGGCCACGCAGCGGCTGAACGACCAGATCGCCGAGCAGATCGAGAACCACGAGAAGGGTGCGGGCAGCTTCGAGGGCAACACGAAAGCGGCGCTGGAGAACCGGGCCGCGTTGCGCGACCTCTACTCGAAGACGCAGGACCTGATCCAGGTCGAGGCCGAGCACGGCGAGTCGTCAGCGAAGTCGATCAAAGAGTTCGAGAAGCAGGCCCGGAGCATGGGCGTCGGCAAGGACAAGGCGCACGACTACGCGCTTGCCCTGCAGGGCATGGCCGACGAGCTGGCGAAACTCAAGAGCAAGACGATCACCGTCACCGTCCGCGAAGTGATCACCAGGATGGACACCGGCAAACCTGGCACCCACCACGACTACGCCCACGGCGGCATCAGCGGAGCCGCCTCGGGCGGCGCCCGAGGCGGCCGCACGCTGGTCGGCGAAGAGGGCCCCGAGATCGTCGACATGCCGTTCGGCTCGACCGTGCACCCGGCCGGTGAGTCGCGGGCGATGCTCGCCGGCGGTTCCGGCGGAGGCGTGGTCTACCTGGCGCCACTCCAGATCTCTGGCGGCGGCGCCGTCGACCTGATCATGCAGGCGATCAGGGACGAAGTCTGGCGCAAGCACCGCGGCGACGTCGTCGTCGCGTTCGGCACCCGCTGACGCGTCCGGCCTGCTCGCATCTCCGCTGATCAATCACACCTTTGTGCTGAGAGGGAACAACCATGGCCAAGGCCGGATACAGCATCGTGACCGGCGGCGCGGTGGCACTGTCCGCCGCGACCGCGAAGACCATCCTCGGCGCGAAGTCGCACGCCAACTCGTCGCTGGACCTGCAGAAGTTCGAGGTGGCCTTCGACGGCGTGACCGCGTCTGCGCTGCCGGTACTCGTCGAGGTCTGTGCGGCGACGTTCGCGACCAACGGGCCGGGCACCAACTCCAGCAGCGTCACGCCGGCGCTGCTGTATGGCCGCAGCACGACGGTCGGGTGGACGGCGGCGAAGACCTGGACGACGGAGCCGACCGTGCTCACCGTGGTTGAGGAGTTCCTCCTCACCCCGAACGGCGGCCTGCTGGTCTACAACTGGCCGTTGGGGCAGACGATCGACACCCCGCTCGGTGAGGGTCTGGTCATCCGCTGCACGGCGCCGGCGGCCGTGAACGTGCGCGCCACGATGGTCTTCGAAAGGTCCTGACCGGCTGTGGCCAACACGCCTCCGACTCCAGTCAGCACCACGTCGACGGTCTGGGACACCACGGCCACGCCGAAAGCGACCGCGTCGATCAGTGTCCAGACCGGCGACATCCTCGTCGTGCGTGGCGTCACCGAAAACAGCACGTTCACCCTGTCGACGCCGACGGGCGGCAGCCTGACGTACAACCTGGAGCAGTCCAGCACCGCCGTGAGCAACTGCGCGACGTACCTGTGGACCGCGACCGCCTCGTCGACGACGTCGTTCGCGGTGTCGTGCGCGTCGAGCGGCGGCGGGAACTACGGCATCAGCGTGAACCTGTGGCGCGGCTCCGACGGCGTCGGCCTGAGTAGCAAGACCACCGGCAGCGGTGGCCCGTCGCTGACGTACTCCACCGGCACCGACAACTCGGCGATCGACATGATCGTGGGCGACTGGAACGCGATCGACGGCAGCTCGCGTACGTACCGGACGGTCAACAGCATCACGCCCGTCTCCGGCGGCAGCGGTGAGGGCGCCTACAACCGGATGGTCAGCAAGTACACGGTCTACTCCGCGTACTGGACCGACGCCGGCGCCTTCGGGTCGAAGACCGTCGGCGTGAGCGCCCCGGTCGGTCAGGCGTACACGATCCTCGCCGTCGAGATCAAGGGCGCCGCCGGTGCTGCCGCGTACGTGCGTCCGACGATCGCGGTCGGCCCGACAGCGGCGGTGATGCGCGCAGGGAGCTGGTAGGCGATGGCGCGTCTCGGTCGTGGGCAGCCCGTACCGCCGATCATCCGCCGGTCCTCCCTGGTCGACACGGCACCGCCCGGCACCGACTACCCGCTGCGGCCAACGGTCGTGGTGGGTCCCGTCGTCCGAGACCTGGCGCGCCGTCGAACGTGGCGGGCGCCGCTCATCTCGCACGGCAGTCCGCTCGCCGCCGGCATCCCGTGGACGTTTCCCGCCACCCCGCTGCCGATCCTCGTGGAGGTCGCACCCGGTGCGGTCGCCACGGACGACCCGGACAGCTGGCCGTGGATCGACATCACTGAGTACGTGATGACCCGTGGCAACAACGCGGCGATCCGCATCAACCGGGGCGCGCAGTCTCCGAACTCGCAGGCGCCCGTCGCAACGTGCAGCTTCGAACTCAACAACCGCGACGGCAGGTTCAGCACCCGCAACGCGCTGGGCCCCTACTACCCCGACCTCGTGTTGGGCACGCCGCTGCGCGTGTCCATCACCATCTCGGGCACGACGTACCGGCGCTTCACGGGCCGCCTCGACGAGCTTCCGGTGCGCTGGGACGTCTCCGGTAACGACTGCTGGGTGAGCGCCACGGCGTCCGGCATGATGCGCCGGCTCGGTGTCGGCACGGTGTCGCTCGGCCCGGCCACCTCGGCGGCCGTGTCCGGTGACCCGGACCTGATCGGGTACTGGCCATGCGACGACCCGGCGGCGGCGACCTCGGCAGCCGAGTCGACCGGTGGATCTCCGCTCGCCCCGATCGGCACGGTGGTGTTCGCGCAGACCGTCGGCCCGGACGGGACCGGCAAAGTCCCGTCCGTCGCGCTCGGCGGTGCCCTGACGGGTACGCCGCGTGCGGCGGCCAGCGGTACCGCGTGGTCGGCGGAGCTGTCGGCCCGGTTCGGCCCCGACGTGACGGGGACGGTGTACCCGCTGACGGTGGGCACCGCGGCCGGTACGTGGCGGATCAGCTACGTGTCGACCCCGGTGACGAGCGTGATCTACACGGACACAGCCGGCTCGTCGACCACGGTCGTCTCGACGTCGGCGCACCTGTGCACCGACGGGTGGCACACGCTGGGCCTGCGTACCGCCCAGTCGGGCGCCGACGTGGTGGCCAGCCTGTACGTGGACGGCGTGCTCGTCGGTAGCGGCACGAAGACGGCGCTCACCAACATGGGCATGACGTCGATCACGGCCGGCGACTCGCGGGCGGCCACCGGCCTGCAGGCGGTCGCGCGGGTGCGCGCGTACGCCACGGCCACGCCGAGCACGTCAACGGCGGCGGCCGCAGCGGACACGGGCTACCGCGCGGAGTCGAC